GCCTCCGAATCCACCATCATCAGCCTGACCACCTTGTTGTTTACCCATTTCTATATTTTTATATTTATAATTTTCATCTATATCAGCATCAGTAAATTTCATAATGTGTCTAATAATCCACTCGATGCTTAAATAAGGTTTTCCCTCTGCATCTTGTAATGATGAACTCAAAGTTGATGCAATAGAAGCTCTTTCGTTTAAATTTTTCAAATATCTCCATTCTTCAAATAGAGTATCTGATATAAATTCGAGTTTAATAGAATCGTTAAAATTCATATCATCTTTCAATTCTGGAAAATCTAGAATCATTTGAATTTTAAGAGGTTTAAGTAATATTTCTTTGAATATTGTTCTAATTCTATTTATATAGTGGTTATATTTAACTTCATCTCTTGTGACAGCAGCATTTGAATCATAAGCGTATGATCCACCACCACTATCTTCATCAAATCTTTGGAACGGTAATTTACTAGCTCTTTTTAAGATTTTATAAAACCATTGCAAAATAATATCTTCATTTAAATTCACTTGAGCTGGTTGCATAATTTCTATATTTGGTGTCCCTGATGAACCTTCAGGGAACCAAAAATCTTTACTGAACGGGATATTTGTTTGACCATTAATTGACACCGTTCCCATTTTATCATCCCATTGAACATCATCATGATATTCGCTCATTAATTCATATATTTGTTGTTCAGCTTGTTGTCTAGTTAAACCTCCTGTAGGAATAACAAACTTTTTATATATTGAAGCTTGATTAATATTATAAAGTAATCTAGCTTGTTCAATCATTTTTAATTGATTATAAGGTCTGATTAAATTTTCAACATAAGAAGTTTCGCCATATTCATTATTGTTAGAATATGAAATATAAATAATTTGAGAATCCAATAAAATTCTTCTAAGACCAGGATTATCTGGGTGTTGGATCCATATGACGGTATTAGAACTAGGATCAGTTGCTATTATTAAAGTAATAGGATCAATGGGTGCTAAATCTATAATATTTTTTTGTTTATCGTCATATACTATTTCATAAGAAATATAACCATCGATTAATAGATTTTTTAAATAATTCCATGCTATTTGACCTTCATTAAAATTAAAAGTATTAATAAGTTTTGTGAAATTTTCTTGATATTTTTGTTTAATCGTAACATCATAAGAATCTGGTAAATCTTTAATTTGGCAAAATCGATTATTGTCATTGTATATAATACAATCATCCGCTATTTGTGTTATAAAATCTTTTATTTCATCTTTAATCGAATATTGTCTTAATATTTTTCTTTTATCTAAATATGTTCTATCTAAATAAGCAATAGATTTTTTGTCTAAAAAACGCGCTATAGTTTTTTTAGTAAATAAATCATACATATTAGAACCATTCGATTGATATACAGCGTCAGTAGTTTCTTCATGCACACCAATAGAATAAGAATTTTTAATTCTCATATCGTTATACTCTAATCCCCCTAATGATGTAGATAATCCTCTTAATATTCTGTTAAAAAGTCCAGAATTAGCGACATTAGATTGTTGATTGTTTGTATATCTATTATAACTTGCCATTATTATTATTTATTTTTTAAAAATTGAACTATATTAAATATAATTTTTAATAATATCTTTAATTTTTATTTATGTATATATAGTTCTTTTGATATCGAATTTTATTATTTTAAATTTTCATATAATTTATAATGATTTTCTATTAATTTTAATTTTTGATAATATTCTTTAACGTCTTTATCATATTCTAATATAGAATTTTCTAACATTAGAAGTATTTCCGATAATTTTTCTTTTTCTTTTTCGATATCAGATTCTTTAATAGCATCTATGATTAATTTTTTATTTACGATTTTAGTATCAATAAAAATAAATCTATTTAAAATAGTAGTAGATATTCCAAAAATTTTTCCATCGCCTTTGTCAATTCCTACAATTTTAGTATAATCAAAAGCTGTTATAGAAAAATTAAAACCACCATTAGTTTTTAAAGATTGGTATATTGATTCAAAATTAACTTTTAATCTATGTTCATCATTGACTGTATTACCATTATCTATAACTATTCTATTTTTATTTATTATTTCTGAAAAACTTTTAAACAATTTATCAAAATATTCTATCTTATATTTATATGGAAGATAATCTAAATTTATGGCATAAATTATCCTTTTTTGATATTCGGTGTTATATCTATCATCGATAACAAAAATTGGACACCATATTTTATTACCATTATAATTATATTGTATAATATAAAATTTCCCAACTATTAATTCATTTTTAATCGACCACTTAATCCTCGAATTTGAAGAATTTATAACGTTGGTAAATATAATTTCAGTCGATTCTTCAACTAATCTTTTCCAATTATCATTATATTGTCCTATTAATCTATAACAATATGTTCCAAAAGAATCTGCCATTTTATTTTTTATATTATATTTTTATAAACTTAAAATATTTTTATTTGTTTATCATCAAAATATTTCTCAGTTAAAACGAAAAAATTAATTCCCCTTTTATCGCAAAAATCTTTAGCAGCTTTCCATTTATTTATATTTTTAAGATACGTCTTTAAACGATATTCATGATTTTCTAAAGATTTAGCTGTGATTCTTTTAGGAAGCACTGGCGCAATCGTCTCATTATATGGTTTTATTTCTATTACATTTTTTGTAACAATACCATTAGCGGATTGAATTTCAGCATAACAATCTGGATAGTATCTCATAGTTGTCCATCTACCATTTTCTAACATTTCGTAAGGTATAGTTAAACCTTCTATATTCCATTTTAATACCCTATTTTCGTTATCTAAAAAGAAATAAGTTTTGTATTCCCAACTACTTCTAAACCATATATTTGTAGGATCTCCTAAATATTTTTGAGGATTGATTAAATTATATTTACCTTGTGTATATTTATCTGATTTATTTGGTGCTGCTCTATATCCCATATTTTAATTTTTTTTTTAAAAGTTGCGATAACCTTCACCCTCGTTACAAGAATCTAAACTAATCATTATAACTCTGTCCTGATTAGTTTTTTTATTTATCAGATCGTTATGACCTTGGCCTATACCTCTTTTAAAAATTTCACTAAAATATGGCAAAGCCAATTTAAATTTTTTTTCATTAAAGCCTGACCATTTTTCAAACATGAATAAAAGTCCTGTTTGTAGGCAATCATTTTTATCATCTTGGTTTTTATACATAATATTTTTTCGTCTTATCATATTTTCCCCAATTAATATAAACATTTTTTCAGCCTTTTTAGTAAGGAATCCTTTACCCTTACTTAAAACTATTTCATAAAACAAGTCTGTGTCATTTAAATAATTTGCCATATAAAATTAAAAAATTATTTTTTTTTACAATAATAATTCATTTATTGTATTTCTATTTACTTTCTTTTAAAGCTAAGTTAATAATTAAGGCTATGTGTGCTATGTTGGCTAAATTATTTCATCATTTAATTCAATGTAATATAATTACTTATATAGTATTAGTGTTAATAAGTTTTAAAAAATGCCCATATTCTATTAAAATATGGGCACTTATGAAAATATTATAAAAATTATTTAATCAAAGATTTTTTAAATTGAATTCGATTATTTTTAGTTTCGTTTAATTTTTTGTACAAATTATGTTTATGTACTAATAAATTATCAAATGTTAATCTAAGCGATTTATCTGATTCCAATAATTTAGGTTCATTCTTCAATTCGTCGATAGCTTCATTAATTTCTTTAATTTTAAGTTCTATTGTTTTTTCAGAATCTTCTAATGACCTCAAATGTTTCATTTCTTTTGAAATTTTATTTTCATAAAAATGTGTTAAATCATAATCTAAATCTTTCTTAACGTCATTAATAATTTCATTAGCCGATTCATAAGCGTAAAAAGAACTACCAGTTCTTATATCTTTATTATAAAGATATATATTATTTTTATAATTAAAAGCATATGATTCTAAATAAGGATTAAGTATATTATTAACTTTTAAAGCTATATCCAATTCGACTAAATTATTTAAATTTTCCCTTAAAGTATTAATTAATAAGAAATAGTCTTTTTTCAAATAAGGAATAATAGGGGAATTAAATATATTTTCTAATGTTGTTTCAACATCTAATTTTTCTTCGTTGATAAATATCGATTTATCATTTTTAGTAGATAAACTCAATTGTAAATTTTCATCAATTTTAAAATTAATTTTATCTTTTTCAATAGAAGATAATTTCATACATTGTTCCAATATTCTAACTTCTCTAATTTTATCATCATCTTGAATATAATCTTCAATTAAAGCTTGTTTAATCTCTTTTTCATTTATAACAAACCATCTATCGCCTACAAATGCCATATAACCGTCGCCTATTTTTTCAACTATAGTAAAAACTTTCTCAGCTTTACCAGAATTAGACATATTCTGTCTTTCTAATGGCGATTTAGTTAAATTAAATACAAATCTTTTTATTTGTGGAACCCAGTCATACATACGTAATTCATTAAGAATTGATTCCATTCTAGCATCATCATCTGACTTGTTAATGATTTCCAATATCGTATTTAAAGGCTGTCTATATAACATACCTTGATTTTCTCTTTCCACCCTTTTATATAAATCTTTCAATTCATAAATTAAAGGATAAGATTTTATTTCACCATCCATGCCTTCTAAAAACATCTTAACATCTAAATCATAAGAATATTTTAATAATTTTTCATTTAATGTTTTCACCAATTCCTTTTCAGAAAAATTATCACAATTAACAATAAAACCTTCAACCAAACTTGAAATGTCCGATTGGTCGAATGTTAACCTATTCTTAAAATTAAATAATTCTAATTTAAAATTTTTCATAATTATTATATTTTTTTTTATTATATATTTTCATATCTTTTACTTTTTGTAAAAAATAGACATTATACAAGGTTATATATTAAGAAAAAAATACGGTTTTTTTCTTTTTTAACTTAATTAAAAAATATACTTATGATTTTAGACTGAATTATTAAATAATAACTTTTGGGGATATATAATTTAAAATTATAATATAATTATCATCATTTTTTTTGACACTATATTCATTAAATTTAAAATTTTTCCAATCTGTAAAATTGAGATACCTGATTATTCTCATTATGTTTCTATTATCAGGTTGATTTTTATAATGTAATTTTAAAATTTTATCATTATAATTGTTTTCGATTTTAATAATATTATCGATAATGTCCTTAAATTTGGACAAACTATTTTCACTATCCATTCAATATATGAATTTATTTTTATGAATTATTTAAAAAATATAATTATATAAAATACGAACAATTAAATTACAGGTCTAATAATAATTATTATTAAACTTATAATTTAATTAAATTAAATTAAATTGATTTTGTTCGTAATGAAGAACAATATATATTTTTTCTTAATTTTTAAAGATAAATAATTTTTTATTTATCTCTGCTTAATCTTTTTTTCCCACCACCAGTGCTATGCAACAAATATCTTTCTAAAACTTCACCTGTATTAGGGTGTTTAACTGGAACCCCTCTATTAGTAGATAAACGGCCTGAAGCGGGGGTATAATAACACAGTGTATCTAAATACGGATAAGGGTCAAAATCACCGTGATTTTTCAATCTAGTTGTTAATACTTTTTCAACAACTACATCGTTTACGACAAATGTAAATATTTCTTTAGCTTGTGCGGATTTATACCACCAATTATTTTTTTTAGCATAATCTATAAAAATATTAACATCAGATTCATTAGTATAATATATTCTATCCATTAATATACCTCTTGTTGGATTTTTTTGATTATCCACAAAAAAACAATCCAACCAAATTAATGCCCTAGCTATTAATTCATTATTTTTATTTAACATTATTAACATAGCTATTTGTTCAGGGTTTTTTGTAAAAATATTGAAAAAAGGCTGTTTTTCTGGTTGTTTTAAACAAGATTTCATCAAAGGGGTTCTTGGATCAGCTTGATTTTCGCCCAAGTCGTCCCTATCAACTATATCAGGTGTTGGATTAAAATAATGTTTAACATGATACCATTTTCTAATATCTTCCCCAACAACTAATGATATTTTATATTGATTTAAAGCCAATTTGCCCTTAATGGAATTTACAAAATTTTCTAATTCAACTGCTGTTATGGAATTTGGCAATAATTTATTTATAAAAGCGCCAATTCTCATATCTTGTCTGTATCTAGTACTCCACACAACACTATCCTCAGACGGGTCAATCAAATCATTTTCTTGTATATTATCAACCCTCGCCATTCTATTAACATATAAAACCGAAAACATGTTTTCATTTTCAGAAAAATCGATATAAGAAAAATCAAGTTTTAAATTTGATTTTTCTAATTTTAATAATTCATTAGACACCCTAGAATTCATCGATTCTATCATATCTCTAAATTTATCAGAAAATATAATTGGCATTTCTTTTATATTTAAATTTTCATTAATATGATCTAAAAAATATTTAATTTCCACGATTTAAAACTATTATTTTTTTGTTATTAAACACCATTAGCCCCACCACCAGTACTTTCTAATTTATATCTCCTAAATCCTTCAATTTCATGGCCCGCTGTTGAACCCAATCTCCCAGAAGCGGGGGTATAATATTTTAAAGTATCCATATAAGGATAATGTCTATATTCTTTTTCTTTTAAAGAAATTGCTAATGCTTTCTCTATTCTGTTTCCGTTTTGAACATATGTTGAATCATTAGCCGCTTGATTATATTTATATAACCATTTTTGTTCAGTTGCATATTTTTTAAATAATTCAACATCAGATTGTTTTATAGTATAAATCCTATCCATGAATGTTTCACCGATAGGTTTCCTTAAATTTTTCCAAACAATAGCCCGACCTATTAATTTTTTATTACCATCAGTTAATATGAGTAGATGACAACTACCTTGTGTAGGTTTTGTTATAGCATCTTCTGTGTTTTCACAATATATATTTAAATAATTTTGTGTATTCTTATCACCGTTTTTGCCATCATATCTCATACAAGATCCTAATAAACCACCAGCATTTTGACCACCGCCTAAATTTTCTCTACTATAATTGCTTTCAGCGTACCAGAATCTAATTTCTTCCCCGCTTACTAATTTAAATCTATCATAAATTAAAGTTGATGAAATTTCAGCTTTATATGTTTTAACAAAATTGTCAATAGCCACATCTGTAAATTTATCATTTGATAATTTATTAATAAACTTACCGATACCAAGTGGTTGTCTTCCTGCTGCAGTCCATAAGGGTGAATTTTTATCAGATTCAACATCAGCTTGTTCGTTATTTTCCCAACTCATAATTCTAAAAGCCCTTTGAGCTGGCATAAAAGTTACTTCATCTTCTTTATCTTTATTTAGATCAACATATGATAGTTCAAATTCATTAGGTTCATCACCATTATCTATATTAAGAATATAATTAGAAACAGCTTTTGATTGAAAATCCCCAGTTTTTACTATGCCCTTAAGAATTTTTTCAAGACCTTCAGATATAAACAATTTCATTTTTTTCTTTTCAGCTTTTACATATTGTCTTTTAGCAGGTTTTACAACTTCAGCGCCTTCCCCTTCATATTGAATATTACCGCCCCCTACTTGAACATCTTCATTAATAAAAAGTTTATAAGGATTTATTATTTTCATATATTATCAATAGTTATTTTTTATAATTTTAATTTTTCTTAATTATTTTATCGTACTGCTGTACTACCACCATCTTGGCTTCTTAAATTTAAGCGTTTAAGAACATTATCTGGGTTTCGTGGGTCTCTAACAGCGTTGCCTTGTTCTGATGACGCCCTTCCACTTTTTGGCGTATAATATGACATTGTATCCATATATGGATATAACTCATATTCAGCGGGTTTTAATCTAGTAGTAACAGCATCACTTTTTAAAACCCCGTTTAAATAGAAAGAATCGCCTTTTTTATACAACCAACCATTTTCTATAGCGTACTTATGAAAAGTCGCTTCTATTTTACCACCAATTTTATCAGAATAATAAACCCTATCCATTAAAGTAAATAAATCAGCTTCGGTTAATTCTGAAGGTTTCTTACTTCCCAATTTATTAGGTTTAATGATGCCTTTCCATATAAGTGCCCTAGCTACTACTTTTTGAGGATCATTTTTACTAAAATAAACTAATAAATTACACTTTTCAGTATTATTAACATAAATATCTAAAAAAGGTTGACATTTTTTATATCTCATACAAGAACCTAATCCACCGTCCCAATTACTTTCTAGATACCAATGTCTAATTTCTTCACCTTTAACTAATTTAAATAATTCATCATCATCGTTGTTCAATAAAGGAACGAATCTATCATAAAAATTATTTATTTCAGCTGCGCTAAAATTAGATGGAAAAATTTTGTTTATAAGAGTCCCCCAATTTATAGGGGATCTAAGCTTAGATGTCCACACTTCATGATTAGCATCTGGATTTTTAAATTTATCGATATTTATCCTTTTCAACCTATCGCCTTGAAAATATGAAACCATTTTAGGTTCTTCTTTAATATAATCCAAAAACGACACTTGATACATAATTTCTTTCTTATCAATATTATCAAGAATTTTTTTTGCAATAGGATCATTATTTATCTTATTTAAAATTAATAATAACCTATTAGACACATACAATGGTGACATTTTAGAAGAATCTTCTTCTTTTTCTTTTACGACTGTTGCCCCAGTCAATCCTTCTAAAATACTATAAATAGCATTTTTTTTATTTGAAAAATCGTTAAATTTTATTATATTATTCATGATACAAAGTTATAATTTTTTATTTATATATTATTATTTTTTTTCAATTTTTTTTCAATTTTTTTTAACAATCAAAACATATATGGAAATCAATAGGCTTTGGAGAATATGGTGGCACAAAAGGGAGTTGTAAAATTTTAAAAGAATGGAAATATCTATCCACTATTTCATACCTAGCACTGAATTTGCCTGTATTCATAGTATATTCCCGTAAAGTCCTGTGACCCCAATCCCCATTATCAATTTTATATCTAATATCACCATAATAAGAAGGATACCCTAAGTTTAAAACACTATACTTAGAGCTACTTGGAGTAATTTTAAACGTTAAATTTTGTCTTTTTTCAATTATTTTCCCATTGGTTGGCATTGTTAAATTTGTGGAATCTGACGCATTCATATAAAAATAGTCATTTTCATACAACCCCCTTGCTGAAAAATAATCCCGTGGCATTATAGAAGGTTTTAAAACCCATAAAAAAGGAAAAACTCCGTCTGATACAGTAGATGCTGATATTTGATATTGAGGCGAACCACAATTATAATATACGTCATGTGTCATTATCCATGATGCTGGTTCTTCTTCACGTGGTGAAAAATTTATATTAATCGGTGGTGTCTTATTTGATGTGCTGTATGTTGGAACAAAATCATACCACGCCATAATAGGATTTGAAGGCTGTGGGTTACTTGTTTGATTAATATACCCATTTATAAAAACACTTTCTTCATTTTTTACCGTTTCCCCACTTAATGTTAATAAATTAGAAGTCCCCATTTCATAAACATTTTTATTTATACCGTTATCTAATACATAAACAGTTATAGTTGGAAAATTAACAATTCCAAAAGTTTTAATCATTTTAGTTTCAGTATAATTTGATAGAGACACACCTTTAGAATTTCTCGCATATGAATTTATCCAATACACCGTAGCTTCTTTTAATCCTGTTATTTCAGCAGTGAATTCATTTGTGTCCGGGTCAATAATAGCTGATGCAGCACTGAAAACATTAGAACTCATGTTTGGGTGTGGTTCTGTATCAGAATAACAAAATCCTTTATCAATTATAGGCAAATTTCCATCATTTTGAATTTTACCAATACATCTAATACTTCTTAAACTCATTTTTGTTTATTTTTTTTTATATAGCTTTTGCATTAACCATTTGAACAGTGGGCGCTGTTGTCACTGGCATTGTTATTATTTCAATATCATCACCATATCCAACCCCAACACTATTTGTAGCATAAGCTTTTACATAATATTTAGTACCGCCTATTAAATTATTTATAGTAGTTATAAAAGTCCCTGATGACGGTGGTTCTGTTGAATGATCATCTGATATAGAAGGATTTGGGCTTGTAGACCAACATGCCCCAACATTTATAATAATAGCGTTGCCATTAGATGTCATTTCACCTAAAATAACTGCGCTGTTTTCCAACAATTTGTCACTATCATAACCCGTCGTTTCAACTGTCGGTTCATCAGTAGGCACGTTATCTTTAGTAATAAATTGTAGAATATCACCATAACCAATATTATTCACGTTATTTATAGTTTTTATAGCATATGCCCTATAATAATATAACTGTGAACTATTTAAGTCTGTTATAATCATATTAAATTCTCTTGATGTTATTGGTGATGGAAATATCACACTTATCCAATTTATTGGTTCGGAATCTATGGCATAATAGAAACCAACTTCACTGATATCACTTAAATTATCAGTAAACCTACCGTATAAATTAGCACTATCTGAAGTGACGCCTTCCCCAATCGGGAATGTAGTAACACGTGGTTCCAAATTTTGTGTATTTGAGGTATCAAATGATATAGTATTACTATATGTCAGCCCTGTTATATTTTTAGCGTAAGCTCGCGCATAATAAGTGGTGTTGGGCAACAATCCACTTATAACAATGTCCATGTTTCCCATAGTGCCTTGATCAGATATATAAAAAGTCTCCCCTGTTACTATCATAACATTAATTGTAGACCAACAAACCCCCCTATCTATTATAGTTGAACCACCGTTGTTCGTAACTCTACCGTGGAATGTCACACTATTATGTGTTATAGTATCCCCAGTATATGCTATCAAAGATGGGGGTGTTATATTAGTAGCTAATATTTGTTTTTCTAACGGGTTTTCGATAGTATTAGTTGATATATAACCATTTATAAAATCCCCATCTAACCACATGCCACTATAAAAATGACCACCATTAAAAACGCCATTTATCCAAAGACCTGACATCCATTTACCATCATGCCAAATGCATTTGTTTCTTGATGTTATTCCAGTTTCAGTATTAAATATTCCAGACATCCATGTACCATAATAAAAATTACCTTTATAAAAATGACCACCATACCATGTTCCATTTTTAAAATCACCATCTGTCCATTGTGTAATATTGTTATTCGAACACGGTAAATAATTACCATCAGCGTCAATGTTTAACCCAGAATGAAATTCACCACCATAAAAAGTCCCACCTTTCCATTCTGTACTAGAATTTGAAGAATTGGCTGTTCCGAAACGACTTTTAATATTAATGTTAATTTCATCAAAAGAACCATTATACCATATCCCTTCAACAAAATCACCACCATACCAATTACCATCATACCAATTTATCCTCCCTTGAGGATTGTGGAAACTAAAAGTTCCAGAATAAAATTTACCATTCATCCAATAAGATGTGTCCATTTCCCCAAAATACCAAATGCCATTAAACCAAACAGATTTTTTAAATAAACCATCATGAAATTTACCATTATACCAATACGCAGATTGGAATGTTTTACCAGTTAAATCTTCATACTTAGCATTCAATTTCACATTATCATCATAACCAAATATCCCATTATAAAAATCCCCCTGTAACCACTGCCCACTTCTAAATTCAGAATATATTTTCGATTTATCTAATATAACAAACCTATTTGATATAATCATAGCTTTATCTATTAAATAAGAATACCATCTACCGTTTTTCCAGGTTCCGTCATGCCAAATCCCCGAATACCAAGTTCCATTTTCCCATTCACCGCATATCCATTCCCCAGAATACCAAACCAACCCATTTGAATCTTCGCCTAATATACAGTTTTTTACATTAGCATTAAGAAGCCAATTATATTTAATTTTTAATTGTTCTATTGTTAAACCCCCTACTAAAATTATATTATCAAAATTTTGATTAATATTTTTTATTTGAACTTTAAAAGACATTTTTTAATTTATTTTTTTTAAATATTATAATTCATTCGCCAATCTTTTCCATTTAAACTCGATCTTGCTGATTCTGAATAAACTGTCGGTTTACCATTATTATCACCTGATGTATTTATATCACCAGAATATGTTAAAAAAGTATCCGCATCTATATATAAATCATCGATTACGTCATTTGTTAAATAATTATTATTCAAATTAATATTATTTAAATATATTAAACCGCTTATATCTATATTAGTTAATCTATTATTACTTAAATTTAAACTATACAATCTTTTAACATTTTTTAAAAAAATTGAAACAACTCCGCCATTTTCACTATTATTAGACAATATTATTATACTTTTAATCCTTTCTATCCAACCCGTTAAAATAACTTTATATATAGCAGTTGTAGCATAAACATGTTCAATCACTGTCCCCCCTGTCGATATTGCAAAATTAAAAATATTACTACTATCTCCAAAATTTATAGATAAATTTGTTTCTTTATCAGAATATAAAGTAGCAGATATTGTTTTATCACTATAATTAGAATCGAAATAAAATTCAAAAGAATCCACAGGTACCCCATTCTCTTTTTCAAAGGTCGGAATCATATTTTCATTCAATATTGGAATAGGTATTTTAGTATATTTATCTATTCCAATATCAATTAATTCGCTTGGTTTTAAACTTAATTTTGAATCCATTTTTTTAATTTTTTTTTAATAATTATATTCTATGAAAATATTACCCAATGATGCTTCCACTGTAAATATATAAACATGATATAAATGTGTCCAATCGTTTACAAGATCAATGGATGACATTTCAACATTAACATATGTAGTTGCTGAACCCGGCCCAATGGGTGGCACCAAACCACCGTTTACTATTATAGAAGCCAATAATCCATATGAAGCAGGATACGCAAAAGCTATCATATTATCAAATTTTCCTATATTATAATGATATGATTTATAACTTTTCAATTCTATTTTTTTTAACATATATTCATTATTAGGCGGAACTGCCCCTGTGTAAAATAAACCTTCTTTAGCCCAACTTCTCAATTCTTTTTCTGTTGGCATAGGAGATTGTGGACCCCTACTCACAACAGACCTATTTGAAGTTAAATAAGGATATACCGCTTTTATTTCTCGTGTAGTCGTTTTATTTTCAACTGGCGATCCACATTTTTGAACAGCTGTGAAATATTGAGATTCTTCTTGAACTGGGCTATAAGTATATGGATTATTACTATTATTAGCTGTTATTATACCAGCCCCCCATGTTAAGCCAGTATCAGGCGAACCATATAAAGGTGCTGCTGAAAATTGAGTATTACCCTCTATTAATAAATTTAAAGGCAAATTCCCCCTATCAACATTCACCGTTGTTACTATATCATTTACTGAACACCCTACTTGATATATTAAAGGATTTGCACTTTCATTACTTATAGAAGTTATAGTCATATCTAAAGTCACATTATTTAAAGGAGTTGTTTGAAAATATTGCAATTCGCCTAAACCAACACCAGCTAAACTAATAGCAAAAGATCTACCTGTATATGAGCCCCCGGCTGTCAACCCAGTTAACATAGATGGATATTTCCCTAAGCCCACTCCATCATCTAACCAAACATCATCAGTTGAACCCGTTAAATAAAAACCCCTTGATGTTACATTGAAATCCCCTTCGCTATTTACAATACTAGTTATTAATATAGTATTCATATCAATTTCTTCAACTAACACTGTTTCAACCGTTGGCAATTCAGCACTTAAAGTATTAAAACTACTAATATCTGTCGTTGTTTCACCTTCACTATTTGAAGCATACCCATATACCCAATATGTGGTATTAAAATCTAAATTAGATAAGTATGTTGTGTATATGCCAGTACTTTGAACAGGATCTAATATATCAACCCAACCTGACATAGTTGACCCCGAATATTTTAACCCTCTGCTTAAAATAGAAGCTCCACCGTCGTTTATAATATCATTTATAATAACAGCACCAGTCGAACTAGATGATATATTGGGACTATTTGAACTGAAAACTGGGGCAAAATAACCAGTCTGTGTTACCCATGATATAACATCACTATAACCACCCCCAATAGCATTAATAGCATATGATTTTGCCCAATAATTAGAAATAGGATCTAAACCTGTTAATTCTTCAATCCAACTACTTGAACTAGAACTAGATGGAATATCTTCCCAGCCAGACATCGTAGAACCAGAATATGACACACCTTTAGATGAAATGGACGAATAACCATCACTTGTTATGCTACAAGACAATGTAGCCGTTGTATCACCTGATGTTATAAATTCTATCGTGACAACAGGAATTGTTTGCACTGGTAATGTAGTAAATCCTGTTATACTAGTATAACCAGTTCCAAAATCATTACTAGCTTGACCCATTATAGAATATTGCGTCAAAGCTGTTAATCCGGTTATTAAACAAGACCAACTTGTAGTAGATGCAGTAGATATATAAGTATCCCCTGAAGTCACAGTTGACCCCGTTGAATAATATAATCCCATAGAAGTTATGTCCGACCCCCCGTTATCAATAACATTGATACTAACATTAGCCGTAGTCGTTGAATAACTAGTAACACCGACCATAAATATATTTGGTGCTATTGGTAAACTTAGAGTTGTAAAATTTAATATATGACCATATGACGCATTTGCACCAGAATATAACGAATTCCATGCATAAGCCCTATAATAATAGGCAGTATTATAAGTTAAACCCGTTAAATTTATATTATATTGTTGATTCAAATAGTAAGGCGTTGGATAAGGATATATATTTGGACCAGAAACAGTGGGTGGACTATTATAATCATCAGTCCAAACTATTCCAGATTGATCAACACCGTGTATTGGATCAGTTAAAGAACCATCATTTGATAAAATAGTAAACAATAAATCAGCCCTATTATATGTAATAACACCATGACCATCTGTTCTTACAACAGGCGGGGAAGGATATAATGTTTTCGTTGTCCCGCTACTAGCGTAAGTCGTTCCACAGACGTTTATAGCAAAAGCATTATAAGAATAATAGGTGTCATGATCTAAATTAACTAAGTCAATTTCAAATAGTCCAATTTCACCGGATTCAGGGGTATAAATTATCACATCATCTGATAATGTTGGGGCGGTAGTACCAATTTTAAATAAAATTCCACGTGAAGTAATAGTAGAATATCCAGCATCTATTATTTCTGATTTTATTTTAATAGAATGTGATTCTGTCTTCACGCTATTTATAACAACAGTCGCTCCTGTATAAACTGGTTCCAATGTTTTAAATGAATAAACATCACCATAACTGATACCTTCGTTGTTCCTAGCGAATGCTTTATACCAATAATTGGTCTCAGGTCCTAAACCAGTGGCGTTACAAGTATATTCGCCATAATAAGTATCTGTAATATCTGAAATTAATGTTATATTTTGGATTATTGGGCTATTTGAATATAGAATTCCTCTTTCTGTTATATTAGTTCCACCATCTTCTATAATTTCACCTGGCAATTCAGCAGAAGTACTGTGAGGTTTGCAACCAGATTTTGTTAAAACATAAGGAACTCTTTTTGAACCACCATTTGATGTATTTTCAGGGTCATAAATTTTTAATACAAATTTATGTTTTTCGTCTTGCATTAAAAATGCAGTAGTATATTCTATAATTCCAACATCTTCACTAATAAAACTAGCATACCCATTACATATATTTTTCCTCATATCATCATCTCTAACACGATAATAATCATAATTAAAAGAAGTTTCTTCATTTAAATATACATCATATAATATATCAGATATTTCTTTTAAATTACAAATAGTCTGTAATGATATGTTTTCAAATGTAACACCAGAATTAGATTTATATGTTTCAATGATAAGATATTGACCAGGCACGATATCAACTATTAAGGTTTTATATTTATTATTACTTGTTACAATGTTCAAATATGTGTGCTTTTTAAAATAATTTAAATCACTCAATGATCTTGGGGTGACTTTAATTAATGTTCCTTTAGTGTCACCTAAAGTTTCAGGGTATATTGTAGTATTAGGAATTTCTCTTTCATCATAATAATTCATCGTAAATTCAGAAGAATTTATTGTTTTATCTATTAAAAAAGTATAAGCAGAATTGAATAAATAAGGATTTATTACATTTAAATGTTCATATAATTTATAATCTATATAATAATTGTCCGTTTGAAAAATATTTGTTTGAGTAGTTGAACCACTAAAAACAAATTTAATCCCATCATAATCAAAATATAAATCACTTTGGTTTTCAATTGGATATATGTAATTATCAGAATCAATATTAAAACATTTAGAATAAAATGATTCCAGAAGTATATTTTTAATATTATTATCTTCAGAATACATTAAATTTGTAATGGTATATTCCACTGGGGAAGTGCTATTGTAAACATCATTTAGAATATTATCTGGTATGTAATCAGATAATACAATATATGTAGAACCTATTTTTTTTATAAAAGATTTTAAGCTTAAATTTGTACTTCCGCTTAATTGTAATTTAACATAATCATATACTTGGGCGTTTGATAAAAAATCAGAATTAACTTTTACAATTGTTTGATAACCCAATCCATCAACAGGATAATCGTTAAAATTATAAATAGTTGAATTTGAAGTTATGCCAGAATAAACATATTCATTAGTGTCATTATTTATATAAATAATATAATCGTTATCATGATATTTTATATTAACACTATCGTTAGCGGCAAGTGTTGGCATATTAAACCCGTTATATAATTCGTAATTTTTATTAAGCGACAATCTTGCTAATTCATAATCGGTGAATATTATTTTAGGAGTAATTGGTCCAGTATCAAATAAATCATAATTAAAAACACTTTTTATTATGTAGCCGTGCGCATCTATAAAATATTTTCTTTCACCTTTTATAGGAAATCGATTACCTGAATTTTTCAAATGAAATTGTTTATATTTATTATCGCCCATTTTAACATAAGCTTTATATCTCCATACTTTTTCAGGGGTAGATAAATCATCAGATAAAATTAAAAAACCATTAGAATTAACTACATAAATATCATTTTCAATAGGATCGTTTTGGTTGACTAAAAGAACTTTATGTCCCGTTCTTAAAAATTCATTATCCATTTGAAAATATCTTTTAGTTAAATCTATATGTATAGTACTACATATATCTATAACATTTAAATTTACCATGAAATTATCAATAATATCAAATTCATTATACATACAATATATACAATAATTAGTACCAACCATTAAATTTTTATCATAAATATCATCTAAATTGTTAACATATTGATATGTTATGCCTGATAAACACTTTTGATATTTAAAATAGTTGTCGTTTATATTAAAAGTTTCCATTAACTTGATTTATATTTTTTTAAGAATTTGATAATAAATTAATTTATAATTTTAATAGTATTACATAATTAATATTGAATTAAAACCATAATAAAAATTTTTCATTTTACTTAATATTTAATTTATATATTAAAAAAAGTATATCAAAAAATCAAAAAGAAAATACAATATATACTATTAAATAATAAAATCATAAAAAANATATAATGATCTTAAATATAAAAAGTCAAACGGAAGCTATCGGGGTTTTATGTCGTATATAACGGCACGGTCATAAATGAAAAAATCGGCAAATACGGAATATCGCATTTAATAGAACATTTAATTTGTCATAATTTTGATGATAATTTGATTGAAGAATTTCAACAATACGGTTTAGAATGGAACGCTTACACATCGTCAACTAATATAGTTTTTTATTTAATTGGATTAGATAAATATGTATCTAAATTTAAATATACATTTTTAAATAGATTAAATCAAATAAATATAAACAACGATGAATTTGAATTGGAAAAATCAGTGGTTTTAGAAGAATATTCATCTATATTTAATGTTCAAAGTTCATCACATAAATTGAACCTTTATAGAAAATTATTTAATAGTTATAGTTCAATCGGTAGGAAAGAAGATATTGAAAAATTAACACTAGAAGATTGTAAAAATCATTTTGACGAATTTTATAAAAACCCTTCAAAAATAATAAACATATCAAAAAATAATATTTTTGAACAATATATTGATTTTAAAGATTTTAATAGCAATAATAAATTCGAATACATTTATAATAATAACGCTGAAATAAATTATTTTCAAAGCAAATTAAATAAATCGTCAATAATATATTTATCGCCTATGATATATGAAGACTGGCCTATTATATTTTTCATCAATTATTTATTATCAAACGGTATTAATTCACCTTTATATAAAAATATAAGAAAAAAAACGGGATTATCTTATTATATAAATTGCGATTTAGATAGATTAAGCGACAATTCAGGCATTAATATGATATATACAGAAACAGATGATAATAAAGTCGATAAATTGATGCAAGTATTAGACGACACATTATCAAACACATCTTTTTTAACTAAAAATAAAATAGAACAAGTGAGAAATTCTATAATCAATAAAATTGATACTGTTAATATAAATAGGTATATAAACGTAGAAAAATACATAAAACCAGAACCATGGTCCATAGAAAATCACATACACGACATCACCTTAGAACAAGTAGAACGTGCATATTTAAAATATTATAACGTTAACAATTTTTATAAAAACGTAGATAAAATTGAATTTAACTGATAATTAACAATCAAATAAATTCTAAAAAATAAAAACAAAAAATGAGCAATAATAAAGAAAATAAGATGACGATTATATTAAAAAATTTTATTGATGAATTGTCAAGAGGTTATCAAATGACAGTTGAAGAAAAAGAAGTTTTAGAAAAATTAGCAAATGAAGATGCTACAAAACTGTATCATTTAAAAGAAAAAAAATAATTTTTTTTTTAATTAAGTTTATTTATCTTTGCATAAAGAAAAATAATAATATCAATGATAAATATTTTTTTAGACGACATCCGAAACCCAGCTTCAATATACCCTAACGAAAATTTAGAATGGTATATAGTAAGAAGTTATGATGAATTCGCTTCTTTATTAAATGCTATTGATATCAATAATATCAGTATTATTAGTTTTGATCATGATTTAGGACAATCTAAAAATAACAGTGAATATACTGGATATGATTGTATTAAGTTATTATGTGATCATTGTTTGATGAAAAATATTAAGGTACCTGGCTGTGTTTTCCACACCTCAAATCCTGTTGGAAGACGAAATATGGAAACTTATATTAACAATTTCATTAAACATCACCATTATCTATATAATGATTAAACTTTATTAAATAATATCATTATATTAATAATAATATATAAAAAATAATCAATAAATCATGTTACAATCAGAAGATTTTAAACATTTGTTAGGAAAAACAGTAGAAGAAGCTAATAGCATTATACCTAATGGGTTTTTCATTAACATAAACGAAAATAACGGTGAATCCTTTTATAGAAGAGCCGAATTCAACCCACGCAGAATTTGTGTCATAATTAGAAATAATATTATAACTAAAATTGACGGTGTTTTTTAATAATTAAACAAGTATGAATAAAGAATCCACAGAAAGAATTAACTATCAAATTAGGAACATTAAAAATGTTAGAATTGTTGGGGAAAACATAGATTCCCGTATAGTCACCATACAAGAAGCTTTAAGCTTGGCGACAGAACTAGGACTAGACTTAGTCGAAATTAGTCCAAATTCTGAACCACCAGTTTGTAAAATTGTTGATTATAATAAATTCTTATACGAGAAAAAGCAAAAGGATAAAATACAAAAACAAAATAACAAGAAAATAAAAGTTAAAGAACTCAGATTTACGTATAATACTGGGGAACATGATTTTAATTTTAAACTCAACCATGCTATTAATTTTTTAAAGGATGGTAATAAAGTTAAAGCGTATGTATTCTTTTCTGGAAGAGAACAGAGTTATGTTGAAATGGGCAAATTACTTTTGTTGAATTTCATAGCAGATCTGAAAGATTATGGAAAAGTTGAAAATCTCCCAAAATTAGAAGGTAAAAAAATGTGGGTTATGGTGTCCCCGAAAAAAAATTAATTAATTTTTAAAATAAATAAAAAAAATGGAAAAAAATTATAGTTTATTTTCTATGTTCCACACTATCATTAAAAATGAATTTAAAAAAGTGTGGAAAAAAATAGATAAGGATGATGTGTTATCAGACATCAATCAGGTCGCTTTAGATATATTCAAAATAGCTCTTAATGATGATAACAATATCAAATTTTTAAGCCCTAAAAGTTTGAATAAAATGTATATCGTGCCTAAAAATTATTTGCTAAATGCTGACATTAGCATTTTTGTAATATTTGAATATAGTTATTCTAGAGATTCCAATTTAATCATTGTCAACCATAGGTATAAATACACCTTTGATATCCCCCAAAAAACATCAGAAATGATGAAAGAAATGTTTGAAAATAAAGTTGAAGATGATAGAAAAACAATGGAAACTAATATTATGAATAATATCAATTCAAGTTTATTAATAGTATTATCAGAATTTAAAAATAATTTAGAAAAGTAAAAACAACCCAATGAAAAAAAAATGAATGACTTTTGTCATTCATTTTTTTTTTGTTTTTATATTTTCATTAAATTTTTCATTTTTTCATAAAGAATAGGCGGGGTTGAAGTTTCGTCTAATTTAACTAAAGTCAAATTCCTATTCATTCTATTAATAATATCTTCATCCATACTTTTATCTTTCAATCTTTTAAATAATTTAATATGGTCTAATAATTTAATTTTAAAATCAGGGGAATTAAAATCTATTGGTTCTGGATTAGTTTCTTTATATAAATTATATATTCTATCAATGCCACTTTTACCTATACCTCTTTCATTTTTCATATAAATAGATTTAATATTATCTTTATTATGGCCCATTATTTTAGTGAAAAGTTCTTTTTCCGAATTTATAAGAGATATTTTTCTAGTTCTTAGAAAATTATCAACAAATAATAAAAAATCATTTTCGTTGTTATCTTCAAATATATCATCAACATAATTATCATTTAAATGTTTTATAAAAATTTCATAATGTTCAGGTATAAATAGCCTATCATCTGTCATTTTATTATTATACATTATATTAATATATCTTTTATTAATATCATATTCTATTAACTGAAGCAGGTCACTATCATTAGACATAAGAAAAACAGATTGTCCTTTTTTATTTAAAGTTTTAATAAGGTATGCTATTAAATCGTCCCCTTCTAAATTTTCTATTTGAAAAAGAACACAGTTTTTCTTAGTGAGGACATATTCTTTCAATTTATCATATTCTTTAAAAACAAAATTCCAATCTATACTATCATCTTTCTTTCTAGTTCCTTTATAACTTTCATAAAAATCTTTTCGCCAATTACTATAACTATCTGATATAAAATATATTTTATCAAAAGGGTATATTTTAGTAAGAGTTTCATAATCCCTTTCGATTACATTATATAATTCAGATGTGAGTATTTTATTTTTATGTAGTATGTGAACAGATTTATTTAATAGATAATTACCATCTATACACAAATTCATTTTTATCATTTATATTTGATTTTTTTTAATAATATATTGATTATATCATTAAAAGTTTAATATATCGGAATTCTCATTATTTTGATTGTCAATTAATAACCAAAATTAAAATTTTTAAACATTTATTTTAAATTTTATATTTTTATATATAAATAAAATATATTTAAAAGCATGATCAAAAAATATAACCAATATCTAAAAGAAAATAACATAGTTTATTCCAGTGACGAAATAGATCCTTTAGGTGAAGAAATTTGGGATGATGATGAATTAACGCCAGTTCTAAGATTAGCTAAAAAACAAGGTAAACCTTATGAACAAATAACAACGTTAGATTGTTCTAATAAAGGTTTAACGAATTTAGAAGGAATAGAAAATCTTATTAATCTTAAAGAATTATATTGTTATAATAACAATTTAACAAATTTGGATGGTATAGAAAATCTTAGTAGCCTTAAAGTATTATTTTGTGTAAATAATAAATTTTCATATTTTTATAAAATGCGATTAAAATTATATTGTAAAATTAAGGATATATACATATACATATGATAAAAAAATACAACCAATATATAAAAGAGAATAATATAGTTTATTCTAGTGATGAAATTGATCCTTATGGCGAAGAAGATTGGGATGATGATGAATTAACACCAGTTCTTAGAATAGCTAGAAAACAAGGTAAACCATATAACCAGATAACAGAATTATATTGTGTTAATCAAGGTTTAATTAATTTAGAAGGAATAGAAAATCTTAGTAATCTTGAACATTTATATTGTTATAATAACAATTTAACAAGTTTAGAAGGGGTAAAAAATCTTATAAGTATCAAAAAATTAAATTGTCATAATAATAATTTAACAAATTTAGAAGGAATAGAAAATCTTGTTAATCTTACGATTTTAGAATGTTCGAATAACAATCTAACAAGTTTAAAAGGAATAGAAAATCTTATTAATCTCAAAGTATTATATTGTTATGATAACAATTTAACAAATTTAAAAGGAATAGAAAATCTTAGTAATCTTGAACATTTATCCTGTCGAGTTAATAATTTTTCTGAAAAATATAAACAATATTTAAAAGAATATTATAAAAATAAAAACATAAGATTATACATATGATAAAAAAATACAACCAATATATAAAAGAAAATAACATAGCTTATTCCAGCGATGAAATAGATCCTTTAGGTGAAGAAAATTGGGATGAATGGGATGATGATTTAACACCTATTCTCAGAATAGTTAAAAAAACTGGATCGCCATATGATCAAATAACAATATTAAATTGCAATGACCAAAGTTTAACTAGTTTAGAAGGCGTTGAAAATCTAATTAATCTTAAAAAATTATATTGTTCTAATAATAATTTAACAAGTTTAAGAGGAATAGAAAATCTTATTAATCTTGAAAAATTAAATTGTCATAATAATAATTTAACAAATTTAGAAGGAATAGAAAATCTTGTTAATCTTAAAGAATTATATTGTTCTTTTAATATTTTAACGGATTTAAAAGGAATAGAAAATCTTATTAACCTTCAATATTTATCTTGTAAATTTAATAATTTTTCAAATAACTATAAACAATATTTAATAGATTATTGTAAAAATAAAATATATTTAAAAGCATGATCAAAAAATATAACCAATATATAAAAGAGAATAACATAGTTTATTCCAGTGATGAAATTGATCCTTATGGTGAAGAAGATTGGGATAATGATGAAATATTAACACCAGTTCTTAAAATAGCTAAAAAAACTGGACAGCCTTATGATAAAATAAAAACGCTATATTGTAATATTCGTAATCTAATGACTTTAGATGGAATAGAAAAAATTACCAATCTCAGTACATTAATCTGTTCTAGCTGCAATTTAACAAATTTAGAAGGAATAGAAAATCTTAGTAAGCTTGAATATTTAGATTGTGAAAATAATAATTTAATAAGTTTAAAAGAAATAGAAAATCTTGTTGAACTCAAAATGTTATTTTGTCAAACTAATAATTTAACGAACTTAGAAGGAATAGAAAATCTTAGTAAACTTGAAACATTATATTGTTATGAAAATAATTTTTCAGAGGAATATGAACAATATTTAATGGATTATTGTAAAAATAAAAATATAGAATTAGATATATGATAAAAAAATACAAACAATATATAAAAGAAAATAATATAGTTTATTCTATCGATGAAATAGATCCTTATGGCGAAGAAAATTGGGACGATGATGATTTAACACCAGTTCTTAGAATAGCTAGAAAACAAGGTAAACCCTATGAACAAATAACACGTATCTATTGTCACAAAAAAGGTTTAACAAGTTTGGAAGGAATAGAAAATTTCATTAATCTTGAAACTTTATATTGTTATAGAAATAATTTACCAAGCTTAGAAGGAATAGAAAATCTTATCAATCTTAAAATATTAGATTGTAATTATAATCATTTAACAAGTTTAAACGGAATAGAAAATCTTATTAATCTTGAACATTTGAATTGCTCAAATAATAATTTAACAAGTTTAGACGAAATAAAAAATCTTAAAAAGCTCAAAGGGTTATATTGTGATGATAATAATTTAACAAGTTTAGGAAAAATAGAAAATCTTATTAATCTTAAAGAATTACGTTGTTCTAATAATAATTTA